GATATAAGTTATCGTAAGAATCCGGATAGCCATCCATGGTGGTTTTATAAGGAAGATGGGAGTGAGTATATCCCTGCGCCTAATCATGCTTACGCTGATGGGCTAGATAAAGAGCGGGTCATTACCATGACTTTTACGAATGATATTACATACGTTCAAACAGCGAGGATAATGATGGTAGGGTTCCCGATATTAGACGCCCCAAGTATTATCAACTTAATCTTATCCATTACCGGCGATGGGAATATAACCGATATTCCTAAAGATAGGATACGTAGATCGGTAAATATAGAGTATATAACACTTAACGAATTAGGTGTAGGGACATTGACATCCATACCAGACGATTGGGATAGGCTCACTAAGTTAAAAGGCATTAATCTAAGTCGAACGGCTGATTTTAATGATACGGAGTCTTCTAATATAAGGAAATTCCCCTCTATGTGGCCTAATCTTGTAACATTATCTTTGGCAGGTTGCAGGGTTAGGGTATATCCAAGGGAATGGCTGTCTTTTAGCAAGCTAAAAGAATTATATATATCCCCGGGAGTGGCTATGCCATCGTTTGATCCTAATACATGCCCGGCTATGGATGAGGTGGATAAGATAAATCCTAGCTTAAGGACCTTCGATCATATAAACAGATGGTATGGGTCTGTCGTGAGCTGGCATCCGTATATGATCGGCAAGGGGCTGGAAAACATCACTAGCCTTACCGCCTCATATGGCTATAGTAATATAGATGTAAGTAATCTACCGGATTATATATATGAGATGAGATCCATGAGTAGTTTTTATATGCATGTCTCCTTGTCAACCCAAAGTCGATGTGATACGTTTATATCAACATTATATGAGAAGGTGATGGGGTTTGATTATCTCACTATGTCTTCCTCTGCTTCCGATGGCAAAAGAAATCAGTTTTATGGATTGTATCTAAGTATGTATATGGCTGCCAATCCTGTTGATAAAAGGCCTAGTGGCGTATTACAGGCACCTTCTGGTTTTATAAAGGGTCAGTCTAATGGCTCTCCATCGACTCCTATGGAGATGGTTTATGTGCTTATGAATAATTATGGATGGAGGTTTAGTATGGCGCCAGAGGCTTCGGTGTTAAGGTCAATACGATCTTCTGATATTGACACGAGGTCGTATAAGCCATATAAGCTTATCGTATTTGACGATGGGCGTACCTTTGTAGGCAATGGAGATGTTTTAGCTCATGATACGGATAAGGTATTATCGTTTGGGGGTCAACCTGAAGGGGAGTATTTATGTGATTCTATGGGATTGGACAGGAATGTTATTGTAGAATATTTTAACAAGATAGGTAATGGCTAAGACATTATATAAATATGAGGCTTCATCAAATAAGTTCGTGTGGTTCACTACATGGGATAGGGCACTTAGGAATTATTATACTGATGATTATAATTATGTACCCGATCCTGTGGTTGGTAATCCTTATAATACGTTTGTTGAGTTTAGATCCAGAAAGCCCGGTATGGCTAATGTGGATTGGGGGGATGGAATAAAGGAACAGTTTCCTATGACCAAGGTACAAGGGCAGGATAATTATCGTATCATATTCCGTTCTTTGGCAATACAACACAAGAAAAATCCCAATACTACGTGGTGGTTCAGGAAGGAGGATGGATCGCAATACGTACCTGTGGATAATCATGCTTACGCTGATGGGAGGAGGGACGTACAACGGGCTGTGTCGATAGATTTTACTTGTGATATTTATTATGCCAATATTGAAACTTGTAAGATGACGGCTTTCCCGATCGTAGATATTCCAGGTCTTGAATTTTTGGTCGTATCGCATACGATGTATGTTAATGATGGCATACCGGTAGATAAATTGTCGAGATCTAATAAATTAATTTATATAGAGCTTTCAAATGTAGGGCAAAGAATGACTGAAATGCCTGAGGCTATAACTAGTAAGACTGAGGTGTATTATTTAAGTATGTTTAATATGCTTGATCTTAGGGATATAGAATCTAGCGGGATAAGGAATATAAAGAATATGAAAAATCTTCAATCCCTTGAATTGTCCTCATGTTATTTGGATAGGTATATAAAGGAGTTTAATGATCTTCCTAAATTAACTTCGTTGAGAATACATCCTGGCCCTTCTGATATGTGGAATTATTTTGATATAAATACCCTTCCTTTTTTCGAGGTAGATAAGATAAATCCTAACATTAATGGTTTTTCTTTTTTAGATGACTGGGTAAGTGGAGAAAGGAGGACGGGTTGGAATGATGATAATATGTCTGGAAGGGGATTGGAGCATCTTACTAGTTTCATTGCAGCTAGTAGCAATAGTCTTAGAATGGATAAGCTTCCGGATTATATTTATGAGATGAGGGCTATTACATGGTTTAACGTGAATGCATCCACTCATAGCCAAAAAAGATCAGATGATTTCGTGAACTCTTTCTACGACCTTGTTGTAGGATGGGATCAGATTACTATGACATCCGTGGCTAAGGATGGGAAGAGGAACCAGTTCTATAGTCTTTCGGTAAGCATGTATAATGCTATTTATCCAACCGAAAACCAGCGTCCTTCCGGCACGGAGCAGGCCCCCGAGGGATTCGTGAAAGGCCAGTCCAACGGGTCTCCCGCTACACCTATGGAGAAGATATATGTGCTAAAAAATAACTACGCCCAGAGATGGACGATAAAACCGGCTTAATATGGATAGAAATGATATCATAAAAGAACTTGGATTGTATTTTGATATAGTAGAATTGGTATGTCCTCATACGTACAATAAGTGGAAGGACAGATCGTGGCAGTTCCTTGACACAGGGTTTCTCCATAATTTACTTATATTGCGTAGGGATATAATCAAACAGCCTATGTATTGTAATAACTGGGATAAGCAAGGACAGCTTTCCCAGCGTGGTCTTAGATGCAACATGTGCCAGATTGTCAAGGATAAGAAGGATGTTTATCTATCCGCTCATGTGTTGGGTAAGGCTGGGGATTTCGATGTCAAGTCAATGACGGCGGAACAGGCCAGAGGCTTGATTTTGGATCATCAAGATATGTTACCATATCCTTTCCGGCTTGAAGGGAAGGTGGGTTGGTTGCATTTTGATAGTCTTGACACGAGGAACGGTATACATGCCGTGGTGTTTTAGGTACTTAATGGTATAGTAGTTAACTTTGCGAGTAGGGTATAAAATGAAAGACAAAGACATGATAGAGCGAGTGGGGGCTTTGTGGAATATTGCGCTTGCGTATGGTGCCTCTTGTTGGGCTTATTTCCAGCCAGTACACCATTTATTGACCGTATTACTTATAGTATTAATAGCGAATTTCTTGGCTAGGTTAGCGCAAAGCGTAAGGGGCTGGAAGCTCCGACGAAGCCGTAGAAGACGGTTTAGTTTTAAGAGATGGCTTAGGGAGGTCAGGTTAACTGATATTCTTAAGGAGTTCGCTTTGTCTTGTTTTATAGTAATGACATTATGTGTTATATATAAGACGCTATACCCGATCGAGGAGGAGGCTAGTATGATACTTACCGTAACCAAATATGGTGTGTATATAGCCCTTGTGGGATATGTCATGCTTTTCTTGAATACCATAGGGGATACTTTCGCTGACGCTTATTTGGTTAAGGTATTCAAGGCCGTATTTAAGAGGATAAACGTATTCAAGATGTTTAGTTTTTCCAAGAACATACCTGATGAGACGTTTGACGATATAAAGAAGATTGCTGATGATAACTTCAAATAATATGTAAAATATTAAATTTTATTTGATGTTTTACATATACCGGAAACGGTCAGGTTATTAGCCTAAGTCTTGAAACAGAGGCTACGTTATTGGAGAATATATAGTTACCTACGGATGTTTATCCAAGTCCGTAGCTCTAAGGTAGGTGATTAAACAGGGATTGTATTTGGGTTCCAGTGTTGCCTATACAAAACCTTCAATAACATTGGCGATGGGTACTAACAGGGTTTTGCCCTGACTTATGTTGAATAAACATTTTATTAAATTATTTATTGTAAATGGTTTATGTACAGGACATAGATGGTAGTCCTTTAATGCCAACAACAAGGTATGGGAAGGTAAGAAGGTTGCTAAAAGCGAATAAAGCGACTGTAATAAGCTTATGCCCTTTTACAATTAAATTACTGTACAAGACATCCGATTACAAGCAAGAAATTGTATTAGGCGTTGACGCAGGTACAAAACATGTCGGTTTATCAGCTACAACAAAAAGCAAGGAGCTTTACGCTAGTGAAGTTATTCTAAGAAGTGATGTTGTTGATCTTCTATCAACAAGAAGAGAGTTAAGGAGGACTAGAAGAAGCAGGCTTAGGTATAGAAAGCCAAGATTCATGAATAGGATTAAATCAAAGAAGGATAGATGGATCGCTCCATCTGTCTATCATAAAATTGATTCTCATATTAGGATTATAGGTTTTGTATATTCTATACTACCTGTTTCAAAATTGATTGTTGAGGTTGCCCAATTTGATACACAGAAAATCAAGAATCCAGAGATATCGGATAAGGAGTATCAGAAAGGAGATCAACTTGGTTTTTGGAATGTAAGGGAATATGTCTTGACAAGGGACGGGCATAAATGCCAGCATTGTAAGGGTAAGTCAAAAGATCCTATTCTTAATATCCATCATATTGAGTCAAGGAAGACAGGAGGAGATTCACCTTCAAATCTTATTACTTTATGTGAGACTTGTCATAAGGAATATCATAAAGGTAACATCGATTTGAGGGTAAAACGAGGCAAGTCGCTTCGTGATGCAGCCGTGATGGGGATCATGAAATGGAAGTTGTACGAGGAGTTAAAATCCAGATACGATAACGTTTCGATGACTTTCGGATACATAACAAAATATAATCGTATAAATCATGGGATTGAAAAATCCCATGTATCCGACGCTTTTGTGATTTCAGGGAATTTTGATTCATATAGGCTTGGATATTATTACAAACGGAAATTGGTTCGTCGCCATAACAGACAGATTCATAAGATGAAAATATTGAAAGGAGGGATTAAAAAGCCCAATCAAGCTCCTTTCAAAGTCTTTGGGTTCAGACTATTTGATAAGGTAAGATATCAAGATAATGTATATTTTGTTTATGGTAGAAGAACTTCAGGGTGTTTTAATATTCGAGATATCGATGGGGATAATAATAAAAATCCAACTTTTAAGAAATTGACATACATCAGTCATGGATTAATTTCTGTTGAGACAGGTTGATTTTTATCATAATAAATATATAAAATTTAACAATATGTTTATATGAGGTTAAGGATAAGTCTTAGGGCGATTGTTTGTTTAGGTCTGTCGCTATTCCTGTCCTCTTGTGGAAGCAGGAGGCAGGTTAGCGAAGCGTCTATTGATAGTGGGTTGATCAGCAGGATAGAGACGATGATAGATGAGGTCATGGATCGGAAGATCGTAGAGATCAAGACATCTGATCTTAATGCCGATATTGTTATAACGGAGAGGAAGTTTGATACGGACAAGGATGTTGATCCTGCCACGGGGGAGCGACCGGTGTCCTCGCAGACAGATACCCATATCGTCATTGGCCGGCGGGACAGCACGGTGACGGCCGATTCCGTTGGAGTCAATAAGACGAGGAATGATATAAAGGATTTGGACAATAAGATAGATATCAAATCTAAGGATGTAGATGATAAGAAGGGATCAAGATGGCCTATAGCGTGGATAGTAGCTGGTATCTCGATGATATTGTTGGTATTGGTATATATATTAAATAGGATAAAGATTTTATGAGAAGAAGAATGTTGAATAATAATAATGATGATCTTGTTGATGAACATACAAGGTTTTTGATGAGATTTGATAATAATTTTAAGGTTGATGGATACCCCCCCCCTAATATTGAGGATGGTTTAAGCATCAAGGGAGGGGAGTTTATTAAAGATTCTACAAGGACTGGATACAAATACACGAATACGTCCGATTCTTATGGAATGATCGATACATCCAATGTATTGTCATCCATTTATTTTAACGATGGAGATCCATTTACTATTGATTTTTGGTATAAGCCATTAGTTGTCATTGGTGGCTGCGCTGTTGGTCATGAATGGTTTAGCGGTATTTTTTATTTTGGTATAGCTAATGAAAATGGCTTATGTTTGTATTTCGCCACTTATAGAGGATCATATGGGATCAATGCAGGTAATGTAAATGTTGGTAAATGGTATCATGTTGCTATGGCAAGGGATATTAACAATAAGTTGTTTTGTTTTATAGATGGTATTCTTGTAGGTCAGTTACTATGCCCTAGTTATTCGTTGAGGTTATATAATATAGATCTTAATAGACAAAGGGATGGCAGTAATAGAGGATCTTTTGTGATAGATAATTTCAGGATAAGCGATGTGGCTAGATGGGTATCTGATTTCACACCACCCACCTAAATAAAAAAATGGACTATGATCTCTCACCGTCCATTATCTAATTAGTTTTTAAAGGATATACAAATATCATAGAGGTCAGTCCCGGATTCGAACCGGGGTATATGGTTTTGCAGACCACCGACTAAACCAACTCATCCAACCGACCGTGACGCGAATATAAAGATTTTATTTGACCAGATGACTTAATTGACCATCTTTTTAACTAACAACTTTCCTTAAAGCCAAATAGCTCTTATTTAACTTCTGGAACCGTAGAGATAATTGTATAGACAAGTATTGTTTTTAGGTGACTCTTGCTGGAAGCCAATAAACAAGGTGGCGGCGTCATGGCGTGGGGCTGGTGGCTGCCTTCCATGGCCGGCCAGGAGCGGAGCGACTCACGACCAACCCTGCCGATTCCCTTTGGCACTTCACGCTTTAGCGCAGAAAAGAAGTAAGCATATAAACTCATTAACATTTAACATAGGTAGTAATTATGCGAATAAGATCGAACAAGAAGACGTGATAAATATGTAAATAATTTAAACATGAAGTATTTTTGGTGATATTATTAAGATCTTTATTTACAGATATACTACTGGTTTCTAAGTTAATGATTTTTAGTCTTATACTTTGAATAATAAAATGCGTTATCTAATATCAATTCATTAGTCAAGTTATTAATTAACAATAGGCGGTTATTAAAGGTAAGAATAGTTTATAATGGATTTTCTTAGAGAGGGGAGCGAAGCTTCTTAATGCACATGTCACAAAACGAACAACTGTGTTTCAGGCACTTGCCATATTATTGATATAATATCATTGATATGTAGTGAAATTAGCTACGTTTTTATTTCCAAGGGTCATATCTTTTTCGTATATTTGAAGTGGTTAAGATAATGGCGATATGAAGTTTGACTTGAATTACATGAGGAAATGTTCTTCTATGATAAAAGAATTTCCTGTATATACTGAGGCTGAGAAGAAGCAGATAGAGAACGGATGTACCTGTATTAAGCTATCTAAAGGTCAGCCTATATACCCACGTAATTTCAAGAAGCGTAGAGATACTTTTGCCGGTGCTGATTATACCACGGCTAATCCAAGAGATATTGATCCTAACAACATCTATATCCCTCCTTATTTTAGGCTTAAGATTATCATGGCTATTATCATTAACTTCGATAGGGCTATTGCGTTTAACAGGATATCTGATAATGACTTTAAGCTAGGCATGACATATAGGTTTATTTATGAGCATGTCGGTTCTTTTAAGTGTTTTGAGAAGGCTTATAGCATGGTTTCGTTGGTTGTTGACAATGAGCTGTCAATCATGAGATCCATTGGTGATTATAACTACAAATGGAATATGCGTAAGATATATCCATCATGTTTCGTAAGCAAGGCTAAATTTAGATATATTGGAGGTGATGAAGATACCCCTTCTGTTAGTTCTAAGGAAAGAGCTAACAAGGCTAGAAGGGCTGCTGTTGATCATAAGGTAACGATCATGACTGATATTATTGATACTAAGTCAATCAATAGCATAAGGAAGATCGTTAAGCCAAATGGTAGGCTTAAGAATGACGGAAATAGGGTTGATGGAAGAAATGATAAAGTTCTTTTTAATAAATTCAATTATCGTCTAACTCGTGAGGGATTTAAGAAGATGAAAACCACATCTTTATATAAGTATCTTAAATCAGCATTAGAGTTTTTAGGTGTAAGTTTATTAGAGTTAAGATCTTTAGCTGATAGGGCTGCTTCTGATATAGAGAACGGAAAGAAGGGGTATGTACCTGATTTATGTCCTTTTGGTGAATGTCTTGATGTTTGTTCTTTTGTGGAGGATTCGTGATGAGTAATCTTATTATTGTAAGAAGTAGTGATATATATGTCATCTTTAACCATGATAATGATATGTTTAACATTCAAGAGTTATCTGATTCTATTGGATGTAAGAGTGTTCTATCGTCTATTGTGAAAGATCCGCTAAACGGGGCTATGTATGTCGTTAAGGATGTATCTGGGCAGAAGTGGGGTGATATCGTGGCTTTGGTAAGATTCGGTTGTATGGTGAATAAGTCTATTGTAAAGGGTTTGATCATTAAGTCTATTAGGTTATGGGTGGAGATATGTGACTTCTCTTATGATGATACCGATCCATCTACATCCGATCCTATATACGATACGTTTCTTTTTAAGAGTTATATGTCTGTATCCGGAAACAACCCTGACCTTAACAAGTTTATTGTATCCCTTAGAGGGAGGATGCTTAAATACGATCTAAGATCTCTTTATCTTTACCTAGCTATATTCATGGCTATCAACGGAGGCATTCTTCTTAGCGAGGACGATCTTCTTGCCTCTCTTATCTTATGATTGTATTTGTGATGTTAATCAAATTAGTATCTTTGTGAAAAAGATACGAGATGAATCAGATTAATATCATACCGAAGATAATTCATGATAAGTTCGCAGCTAGAATTATCATGGATGATTACGATATAGAAAAACCTATCGTAATTACTGTCGTGGCTAGACGTAACGATGGTGAGTATAATACCCAGATATTGACATACCCGACATCGGGAGTCGATTATGAGGGTAATGTAAGGATGGTGTTTTTTGATGTCGCTAGGTCTCATGTTTGCCAGATAACATCGGTATTTATCAACGGTCATGAGGTCAAGACATATTATACCGATATCCCGGATCTTGATATGCAAGCCCGTTATGACGATAGCTTATGCCGGTACGATAAAAAGGTTAACATGAATGATATTCGGCTGTCATTTCAGGTGCTAGAGACACGTGATCCCAAAGTTCTTCAGGTATTGGATGAGTCTGAGTGGGGGCTACTGGAGGACAGGAAGGCGATTATCGAGATCACTACGCCGGGCATGTCCGACCCCGTTACGTTGTTCCTTGGCAAGAATCAGGTCAATACCTTTACTAGCCTAACATTAGGCCTCAATTGCTTTAATTACGATGATTGTAATGTCAAGTACCTTGATCTACCTGATGGTATATATGATATCAAGATCATAGGTAGCCCTTCTACTTACAACTTCAGTCGCAAGTATCTTAAGACGGATCTTATACGTAGACGTCTTGATCGGCTATGGATTAAGACCGATATCTTGTGTGAGGATAAGGATAAGGATCTTATAAATAAGATACAGGAGATGGAGACGCTTATGGCTGTAGCGGAGGCTAACGTCAGGTTGGATAACATAGAGGCCGCTCATGAGATTATTGATCGTGTCGGAGGGCTTCTTGAGATGGCTACTAATTGCGTGGATTGTTAAACATAAAAATATTTAGTCGTGGGTTGTAATACTTGTAAGGAAAAGGCGTTAAAGGCCGAGAGAGAAAGAATTGAGAGAAGTATGATGAATCGTGCTTCCTCTACCGTTGTTAGCGATATGGAATACGCTTCTAGGAGCACCGCCGGTTGTATGGTCATGCTCGATCCGTTGAAGACCATGGAGCGTGACGTGGTGAGCATATACAAACAGACCCGTACCATAGGTGACGTGGGTATCGTCTATCTCAACATGCAGAAGAAGATCCGTGAGTGGATCAAGAACCTGCCATATGGATGCCCGCCTGACGAGGAGGTACAAGAAATGAGAAAGGAGATACTAGATGGGCGCGCAATCTATATCAAACCTTGATAGAATAGATCTATGTAAGGTCGTAGATGAATGGCTTTCTTGCCAATGGAGTGGATACATGAGGTACCATAGGTATAGGATCGGGGACAAGCCCGATGTATCTTATTGGGGCAAGATAATTCGTCTGCAAAGGTCATTATGCGATAATGATTGCGGGTTATGCCCGGATGAGATAAGATCGTTAAAGGAACGTGTTAATAAGTTACTGGCATGAAAAAATACAGTTGTTCACATATAACCCCGTCCACTTGCGTGCCTTACGAGGGTGATTTCCCAGAGTGGTCAAAGTATAAGGACTCTGATGAGTGCGTTATAATCTCCGACGTGATAGAGGAGATATATGACGAGCTTACCCGTATCAGGGAGGCTATAGATGTCCGGGACCTCGGAGAGTCTTGCGTGAAGGTAAGTGGCGATAAGACTGTGGCTAAGGTACTTTATGCGCTGGAAGATAAGATTTGCAATGGATGATAAGTCAATGGAGAAAAATCGACATTGGTGATAATCAACGGTATGGATATTTATTTATGAGGTACTATTAGATATTGGGTATCTGTTAATCAAGTATCCAATTTGTAAGGGGTCTTCTAAACAAGTAGATTAGATAGATACTCTTGTAAGTTGTAAAGTATCTTTATGCGTTGGATATAAAAAATAGCCAATTGATTTGTCATAGACGATTCAATTGGCTATTTTTGCATGTCCATCATATCTCACGATATAATGGACATAGGTTAATTTATTATGAGTGCAAATATAATTATTTCCAATGATTCTATGAATAATAGTAGTAGGATTTTGGCGTCTAAATCCAACGAAAACGGATTATCTACAATATTTAGCTACAACGGTTGTGATATAACTTTCAAAACAGAGAACGGTATCACTTATGTGAATGCTACCGAAATGGCAAAACCGTTTAGAAAAAGACCAAATGATTATTTATCGTTATCTTCTGTAAATGAGTTAATTAATGCCATTACCAGAAAATATGGTAATGCTGATTTTCAGCCTGTTACGATTATCAGGGGTACGGTTAATCCTGGCACATGGATGTGCGAGAATCTGGCTTTAGATTTCGCTCAGTGGCTTAGCGTTGATTTTAGGTTATGGTGTTTGGATAGGATTAAAGAGCTTCTCACTACAGGCAAATGCGTGATTCCTGATTTTAATGATCCTCCCGCCGCTGCTGAGGCTTGGGCTAAGGAATATCGTGGCAGGGTGGCCGCCGAGAAGCTGGCGTTAGAGGAGAAGGCCAAAGCCGAGGAGATGGCTAAGGCTCTTGAATCGAAGAGAGAGGATATAGAGTTTTCCGAGTCATTTATCATGTCTGGAGAGTCAGATTTGCTGATAAGGGATTTGGCCAAGAAACTTGAGCAGAATGATATAATCATAAGTGATAGATGTCTACGTGATTTTCTTGTTAAGATAAAGATAATAGTCAAAAGGGTTAAGGTTAATGGAGATTGGGAGATTACGGCTAATGCTGTAAGGAAAGAGTTTGCTCATTATCGTGATAAGAATATATGCACCGAATCTGGTAAGGTTATATATGCGAGGACTATTTACATAACAGGCAAGGGATATAAATACATATTGTCATCTATAAATGGTAGCAAGAAAAGTGATTTCATATTGTGTGGAGGTATGTTTAGGGACTATGGGGTGTTCGCCGGATCGGAGTCGTTTAATCACTGGGATAATTAATTCCATTTTTGCCCAAAAAATGATAATCAGGCAACTGCGTATTTGCATTTACGGTTATGTGCCTCATGTCGGTAAAATATTTATCTTTGTGACAAAGTGAATTACGATGATATATGGAAATAAAGAAATAGTACGGACGTTCACCAGAAACAACCCACCTGCCGGGTACGTGGGCGGCTCTGTTGACTACCGGGTCCCGGCCGATGTTTATTTTGGCGATACGCAGGAGGAGGCTGACAGCAAGGCTGAGGATGATATCAAAGCTAATGGTCAGGACTACGCCAACACATATGCCGACATAATACCGTCCGTATGGTATAATGATCAGGTATGCGATGAGTTTATCAAGAACGATTGCGTAAGTGGTAAGGGGTCCAAGGAACAAATATGCGTAGAGGAAGGCAGGTTTGTGTCATACGTATCCAAGAAAGACGCCAATGATAAGGCGATGGTTGAGCTTGGAAGGATCGGGCAGGGGGAGGCCAACGCCGTTGGGACATGCTGTAAGGACTGGGCCTCACAGCCTCTTCGTGGCGTTTTCTACAAGAACGATTGTGAGGCTGGGACATCAGGTAAAGAAGGTATTGTGTATGAATTGCCAGCCGGAGCCGTCATATCCGATATATCCCAGATTGATGCTGATACGTTAGCTTATAGGAAGTTCATGAAAGAAGGTCAGGAGAAGGCTAACGCCGAGGGTAGTTGTTCACCTGTATTCTATAATACGAAGATCGGTGATTGGTTTGAGAAGGTATGCTCGTTTGGATATAAATCAGGTAGGGTATATTATTCTATCAAAGCCAATAGGTTTAGATCATGGATATCAGTAGAGGATGCCAACGCCAAAGCCCGTGAGGTTTTGATGGTAGAGGGGCAGGAGTACGCTGATCTTAATCTTGAGTGCGAGAAATGGATTGAGAATATCGATCAAGAGGATGAATGTTATTGGTGATGATGTGCGTTTAGTTTTCCATAATAGTTGATTTAGTGTTTGGAGGGGATTGTATATCTCCTCCATTTTTTTTGTATATATATCAATGGTGATAAGTTTATATACTGTAATACACTTGCTTATATGTTGAATATATTTTATATTTGCATACCTATCTATTCATCTCGAACCGATAGGTATTATGTTTAATTTAAAATATTGTTCAAAGTTATGAAAAGTCGGGTTGAAATCAAATCTTCTGATAGGAGATTGATGGGCGTTGTTATACCTGCGCTCAGTGATAATGGTTTTGTTAACATCACTTTAGCTATGAAAGTCTTGTCTGATGATAGGCTTAAAAAGGGCTTATCTCCTAAGAAGCTTAATGATATTATTAAGTATGATGGCTTTCAAGAGAAATGTAGGGAAATAATTAGTAGACTGGAAAACAGGGATCTATGTAAGCGGATAAATATCAGCCTACAAAACAAGACCC